CGGGCCTGCATGTGCTGCGGCGTGAGTTTTCAATCGGCAGGCATCCACAACCGCCTCTGCGCGGACTGCCGGACCGGAACGCCGGTCGAGCGCATTCCCGCACGGTCGAAACACGCGCCGCGGACAGGAAGAACAGCATGAGCATGATGCGCAAACTGATCGCTGGCGCGCGCTGGCTGGACAACCACTGGCTGGGCGATCTGATCGGGGCGATATGCCTGATGATCATCGGCTACATCGGCTTTTTCAGCGCGGGGATCCTGCAATGAGCGGCCGCGGCACGGCACCCGGTCTGCGGTCCGGGTACGAGATCGTCAAATCGCTGCGCGCCAAGCTTGCGGCGGCGCGCCTGGCGGCGAAAGCGGCCGATGCGAGCGACGACGAGGACCAGAGTTTCGATCTTTGGGCCAGCCACGACGCGCTGGTCGACGAGATCCTCGAACTGCTCGCAGCACTCGAGGATGGCGAGCATTTCAACACGATCGCCGCGGTTCTGGCGGGCTTCGAGGGCCGGACATGAGGGAAGCGATGCACCATAACGGGCCGATCGCGCAGTGGCGGCGCGCCAACGAGTTGCTGGCCGAGGCGCGCCGTTTGGCGCCGCTGATGAGGGCGCGCGAGATCTCGCCCATGCGCGATGCCGCCACGCAGGCCTATGTCGAGGCGGTCGACGAACTGGTCGCAGTACTGGGGGTGATGGCCGATACCGGCGCGCTCGAGCCGGTCAGCGAGTATTTTGCCGTGGTTTACGGGGGGTGAGCATGCATGCCGCGCCCCTGACCTCGCCCCGCCTGCAGCGAGTGCTGGCCGTGCTCGGCGACGGGCGCAGCCACACCACCCGCGACATCGTGCGGCGTGGCCGGGTGATGGCGGTGAATGCCTGCGTGGCAGAGTTGCGGGAGCATGGGGCCGAGATCATCTGCACCGCCCGCATCATCGGCGGGCGGCGGCGGTTTTTCTATCTGATGACGAAGGGGCCGAGGGGATGAAACAGGCAACGCTTTTGCAGCAGGGTCGCGTGATGGTGGCAAGTATCATTTGCCGCGATCGTCTGCGCCCTGCGTCCGAGGCTGGTGTCGAAAGCCTGATCGCGTCGATCGAAGAGACCGGCGTGATGAAAGATGCGATCCATTGCCGCAAGAAAAAGGACGGCAAGCTTTACCTCATTGCCGGAGCCCACCGGCTTGAAGCCGCACGCCGCCTCGGCTGGGACGAAATCGAGGCAAAGGTCTGGACCGACGTCACCGACGATTGGGCGCGGATGATGGAGATTGATGACAACCTGGCCGGGGCCGAAATGAACGCGCTCGACACGGCGGTTTTTCTGGCCGCGCGCAAGCAAGTTTATGAACGCCTGCACCCCGAAACGAAGCGCGGAATTGCTGGTGCATTGGCGCGCTGGGATGCAACTGAACCGAGTTCAGTTGCATTCGTGAAGGCCACAGCCGCGAAATTCGGAATGACCGAACGGCAGGTCTACAAGATCGCAGCCGCCGGATCGCACCTCGACCAGGACTTGACGGATAGTCTGCGCCGCGCGCCGCGACCGGTCACGCTTAAGGATCTGACCGAGATCGGAAAGATCGCCTATCCAGTCGAGCTTCACCAAGTCATTCGGGCGCTGACAGATGGCACCGCGAAAAATGCCGCTGCGGCGCGCAAGGCATTTCTCGCGGCGAAGAACGGTGCTGCGCCCACGGTCAAGAATCCTGCCGAGGACGGTTTCAAAGCGCTGATCGCCCTCTGGGGCCGCGTGCCGAAGGCTTCGAAGCGTCGCTTCGCCGGGCATTTTGCCGCCGAACTGCAGGAATTGATCGATCAGGCGCAGGGGGAGGGGCAGGAATGACCTCGCCCGCACCTGATCGCCTCTGGTGGAGCGCCGAAGAAATCGCCGCCGCAGCACTTCCCGACATGCCATCGACCCGCCAGGGCGTCGAGGCGCTGATCAAGCGGGCTGGCTGGCGCCAGGACACCGTGCACGCGCGCCGCCGCGCGGGCCGCGGCGGTGGTTGGGAATACAGCTGGCAGCTTTTGCCGGTTCGCGCACGCCACCAGCTGGTGCGCTTGGAACTCGCACCCAGGGAGCCCGAGCGCATGGGGCGCGACGAGGCCTGGACGTGGTTCGAAGCGCTGCCCGAGGCGGTGAAGGCCAAGGCGCGCGTCAGGCTGGGCATTTTGCAGAAGGTCGAGGTGCTCGAGCCCGCGATCGGTCGCCAGAGTGCGGTGACCGAAGTTGCCCGGCTGGAAGGCCTCGGCGCGCGCACCATCTGGTCGTGGCTGGCGCTGGTCGAAGGCGTGCGTGCTGATGATCGCCTGCCCTACCTCGCGCCGCGCCACCGGGCAGCGCCCGAGCGTGCGCGCGCGAAGGATTGCAATCCGGAGTTTTTCGCACTGATCAAGAGCGATTATCTGCGCCTTGAGCAGCCGCCCTTCACCGATTGCTATCGCCGCTCGGTCAAGCGGGCCCGCGCCGAAGGCTGGGACATTCTGCCGGAACGCACGATGCGGCGCAGGCTCGATGCGGCCGTGTCGCAGGTCAGCCAGGTGCTGGCGCGCAAAGGACCGGACGCCGTGAAACGGATGTATCCCGCCCAGGTGCGCGACAAGACCGCAATGACGGTTCTCGAGGCGGTCAACGCCGACTTCCACAAGTTCGACGTCTTCGTGCGCTGGCCCGCCGCGCGCGGGGAGGCGCCGGTGATCGGGCGCGCCCAGATGGTGGCGTTTCAGGACATCTATTCGGGCCGCATCCTTGCCTGGCGCGTGGATCAGACCCCGAATGCGACCGCGGTGCTGCTTTGCGCGGGCGACATGATCGAGAGCTGGGGCATCCCGCAGCATGTGCTGCTGGACAACGGCCGCGAATTTGCCGCCAAGGCGATCACTGGCGGCAGCCCGACGCGCTATCGCTTCAAAGTGCGCGACGAGGACATTCCGGGCCTCTTCACCGCGCTCGGCTGCGAGATCCATTGGGCCACGCCCTATGCGGGCCAGTCGAAGCCGATCGAGCGGGCATTTCGCGACATGTGCACCGCGATCGCCAAGGATCCGCGCTTTGCGGGCGCCTGGACTGGCAACCGGCCCGAGGCCAAGCCCGAAAACTATGGCAGCCGCGCCATCGACCTCGAGCAGTTTCTCGAAGTGCTGGCCGAAGGGATCGAGGAGCACAACACCCGGCAGGGGCGGCGCTCCGAAGTCGCCTGGGGGCGCAGTTTCGCCGAGGTGTTTGACGAAAGCTATGCCACCGCACCGATCCGCAAGGCCACCGAGGCGCAGCGGCGGCTCTGGCTGCTGGGTGCCGAAGGCCTGCGCGCCGAGAGCAACAGCGGGCGCATCCGGTTTCAGGGCAGCGAGTTCTGGGCCGAGTGGATGCACGAGATTGCCGGGCAGCGGGTCATCATCCGCTTCGATCCTGCGGGTTTCTTCGACGGGCTGCACATTTACAGCCAGGACAACGCCTATCTCGGCCACGCGCCGTGTCTGGTGAAGACCGGGTTCTTCGACATGGACGAGGCGCGCACGCATGCGCGGGCCCGCAACGCTTGGCTCGCCGCGGAAAAGACCGCGCTGGCCGCGCACCGGAAATACAAGGCCGCCGAAATCGGCGAAGGGCTCACCGCGCTGACGCCGCCCGATCTGCCGAGGCCTGAGGCCAAGGTGGTGCGGCCGGTCTTTGCCAAACCCGCGCCGAAGTCGGCGCGCGCGGCTCCCGCACCCGATCTCGAGCGCGCACAGGCGGCGATCGTCGCCGATCTCGCAGCACACCGCGCCGCACCGGCACAGGTCGCCGAGGAAGAACCGCGCGAGCGGTTTCGCCGCGCGCTGCAGCTCGAACGGGCGATGGGCGCGGGCGAGCGGCTGACCGCAGAACAGCAGCGCTGGCTGAGCGTTTACCAAACCCAGCCCGAATACCGGGCCGAGCGGATGCTCTGGGACGAGCGGGGCGACGCGATCTTTGGATGAGGAAACCGCCGGGTGCAGACGGGCACCACGGCGGAAAACACGAGCGGAGGCGAGGGAACGATGACGGACGAACCGAGGCTTTACAACAGCGTGGCGCCCCTGCGGAACGTGGCAGCCTTGCTGACCCTGATCGACCGGGTGCAGACCCGGGCGCACGGGCTGCCGGGCATGGCCACGTTTTACGGGCCTTCAGGCTACGGCAAGACCACCGCGGCGGTCTATGCCACCAACCGCTTCCGCGCCTGCCACATCCAGATCCAGGCGCTCTGGCGCGCCAAGACCCTGCTGCAGGAGATCGTGATTGAGCTCGGCCTTCGGCCCGCGCGCACGGCGCCCGAACTGTTCAACCAGGCGGCGGAAGAACTGGCCCGTTCGGGCCGCCCGCTGCTTCTGGACGAGGCAGACCATCTGGTCAGCGACAAGATGATCGAGGTGGTGCGCGGGCTTTACGAGGCCTCGGGCGTGCCGGTGATCCTGATCGGTGAGGAACTGCTGCCGCAGAAGCTGCAGCGCTGGGAGCGGGTGCATGGCCGCATGCTCGACTGGGTCGCGGCCGAGCCTGCGAGCATGGCGGACGTCGGGCACATGGCGCCGATTTATGCGCCGGGCATCGAGATCGCCCCGGACCTGCGCGAGATCCTGCTGAAATCGTCGCGCCGCTCGATCCGCCGGGTGGCGATCAACCTCGCGCTGATCAACGAGCACGCGAAGGTGCGCGGATTGGTGCGGGTCACCGCCGCCGACTGGAAGGGCGCGTTCTTTACTGGCGAGGCCCCTGCCGCGCGCCGCGATGAAATGGCCGAGGAATTCCGCCGCAAGGCCGACGCCAAGCGGAGGGTGGCGTGATGTTCCTGACCCCCGACACCCGCGCCGCACTCGCCGACGCCGCCTGGGCGGTGGCGCTCAGGATTGGCACCTTTGGTTATGCCGAGATCAGCGCCGAGCTGCATGTCAGCATGTATCAGGCGACCGAGATCGTGCGCGCCTGGGAAAAGGACGGCGCCTGCGTCAACATCCAGCGCGGCGTCGGGCGGCGGAACCTCTATCGCGTGGTGGCCGATTTCCAGCGCACGCGCGAGGCAGGGCCCGGCGGTTCGGTGCCGCTCAATCTCTGGACGTCGATGCGGGGGCTGAAGAGCTTCACGCCCACCGATCTTGCCGCACATTCCTCGACCACCTCGGTGCCCGTCAGGCTCGAGGCGGCGCAGGGCTATTGCCAGGCGCTGCTGAAGGCCGGGTACCTGAAGGTCGAACGCACGGCGGTGCCCGGACGGCGCGAAGCGATTTATCGCCTGATCCGCAATACCGGCCCGCGGCCTCCGCGAGAGCGGCGGGTGCGCGCGGTCTGGGATGACAATCTCGGCGAGCTGGTGCTGCTGAACGGAGGTCTGCAATGAGCAGTCCGCTCGAGATTGCGCGCATCGCCTGGGGCGCAACCTTGCCCGACTGGGTCCAGGCGATGGCGGTCGAATGCACCGCTACCAGCCAGAACCGGGTTGCGGCGCGCATGGACCGCTCGCCCGCGCTGATCAGCCAGGTGCTTCGCGCGAAATATCCGGCCGATTTAAGCGCCGTTGAAGAGCGGTTCAGGGGGGTGTTTCTGGCGGGCCGCGTGGCCTGCCCGGCGCTCGGCACGCTGCCCTCGCACGAGTGCCAGGACTGGCGCGCCAAGTCGCGTTCCTTTGCCACCGGCAACCCGCTCCGCGTGCGGATGTTTCGTGCCTGCGCTGCCTGCCCGCGCAACGCGAGGGAGGGCGAGCGATGATCGGCGCGCACCTCGAAGTCCCCGCCTGCGCCGATCTGGACGCGTTGATCCGCGCGATGCTGCAAACTTGCGGCGGCGCGAGCGAGATCGAGCTGCGGCTCTGGCTGCGCGCGTTGGAACCACTGCACGATCAGGGCTGCGACATCGAATGGGCCTGCGGCACCTGGTTGCGTGAACACTCTGAGCGCCCGTGCCCACATGACATCGCGGCCTTGGCGGCACGCAGCAACTGCGGGCGCCGTTCTCGGGATCTGATTTCGGCGGTCGCAGCCAAACACGGCGTCAGCCTGCACGAAATATTCTCGGCCACGCGCGGGTCAGACATGGTTGTCGCAGCCCGCCACGAGGTCGAAGCAGCACTCCGCGCGACCGGCCTTAGCTACCCGCAGATCGGCCGGATCGTGAAACGCGACCCGACGAGCGTCATGCACGGCATAAAGGAACACCAAAAGCGCGTCGCGGCGCAGGCGATCGGCGTGAGGGGCGGCTCTGATGCCTGACGAGCGCTGGACCCTGACCGAAATGCTGACCCTCGCCGCGCGCGGGCTGGGCAAGATCGACACCTCGGGTCTGCGCGGCGCGAGCCTGGTCAGCACAGACGAAATCACCGCGATGGCGGGGACGCTGGCGGCCTTCGGCCTCGTGCCGATCCCGCCGGGGGCGCCGACGCCTGCGCAGCTCATCATCACCACAGAAGGAGACCGGGCATGACCCGAGAAGCCACAAGCTATCCACCCGCGCCTGTTCCGACCGGCCGCGTCATGATCGACGGCGCCGAGCACATCCTTGGTCCCGATGGTGCCAAGCTGCCGATCAAGACGGTGAAGCCGCAGGACGTCATGCAGGATGAACTGGTTCGCAGCGAGATGGGCCATGCACTCGCGCTCTCCGAGCAGCTCTCGCGGTTCCTCGCGCACTTCCGGGATAACCTCGGGGCGTTCGAGGCGCTCTTGGCCGAGCAGTACGGCACGACCATCGGCGGCAAGAAGGGCAACAAGACCCTCATGAGCTACGACGGGCTTTTCAAGATCACCGTCCAGATCGCCGACAACATCGTCTTCGGCCCCGAGTTGCAGGTGGCCAAGACCCTTGTTGACGAGTGCCTGAACGACTGGACGGCCTCGGCGGGTGATGAGCTGAAGGCCGTCATTACCCGCGCCTTCAATACCGACAAGGAAGGCCAGATCAACCGCGCGTCGCTCTATTCGCTGCTGCGTCTCGAAATCGCCGACGACCGCTGGCGACGTGCCATGCAGGCGATCCGCGACGCCATGCGCATCGTTGGCTCCAAGAGCTACGTCCGCTTCTACCGCCGCGCCACGACCGACGGGCGATGGGAGTCGGTCTCGATCGATCTGGCGCAGGCGTGAACGATGAAAACGAAACCGCGTCTCAAGATGGTGATCCCCAAAGTCTACGGTGAGTTCAACTTGCCAAACCCATTCTGGGAGTATCCAGAATTGGGTCCGCCGAGGCTCGCAGATACGCCACTGAAATCAATTTATTGCATTCATGTCGAGCTCGTTCATGAGGAAAATTCGGCCGCCGCGCGCGCTACGAAGGCTTTGATCGTGCAGGCCACAAGAGACAAAGCGGTCGCACACGCGGTATGCGTTGCTGCTGCTCATGTGATCGCCAAGATCGCCATCGAAGACCCATATTTCCGGCCTGATCGGTTCAAGACGCGTGTCGACGAATGGGTTTACCATAGGGTTTGGAGTCTGGCGCAGGAAATATACGAGGCAAACGCAGCCTACCAGATCCCTGAGCAAGCCGCGATGTGCAGTCCCCAGAAAACGGCGCGGGGGATGGGCATAAGGGGCGAAGATTGGTCGTCAGGGCGAATTTTTCCCCGTGTTGCGTCAGCGAACGGGAGCGCTCAATGACCGCCAAAAAGATCGCCATTGATCTGAGCATTTCCGACTTGGCCGGTGAATTCCTCGACGTCTTCCTGAGCGCCGAGGCTCGTGGCGAAAGCTTCGACGCCATCGTCGATGCTGCCGGAGAGGCATTCGGAGTGATCGTCGTCAAGGGTGGCACGTTCAACAGCGCACAGGTTTCGGCGGTCAATGATCGCCTCCAGGCGGCGACCAGCAGAGGCGCAAACCTCGTCGTTGCGAAGCTGCTGAAAGCTGCGGGCAGGCAGATATGACCACCGCCCGCGCGCTCCAGAAGCTCGTCCATGTCGGCTGCCGCGAGTTGGGGATTGATGCCGAGACCCGGCGCGATCTGCAACTGGTGGTGACCGGCAAGGCCAGCATGCGCGACATGGGCGAGGCCGACCTCGAACGCCTCGTCGAGGCGCTGAAGGCGCGCGGCTTTGCGCCCTCGGGCGACCCTGCCAAGGGCAAGCGCGGACGCCCGGCAGCGCGGCGGGGCGATGTGCGCTACGCGCATGTGCTCTGGCGCCTGCTGGCTGAAAAGGGCGCGGTGAAGGTCGCGGGCCCGCGCGGGCTCAATGCCTTTGTGCGGGCGCGGTTCGAGGCGCACTGGGGGCATGTGCCGATCGACATCGACGCGATGTCGGACTGGGAACGGATCAAGGACGTGGTCGACGCGTTGAAGGCGATGTGCCGCCGCGCCGGGATCGACCCGAAGGGCGGGCCGCGGGCATGAAGAAGCCGATCGCCATCGTGACCGATCACGCGGTGCTGCGCTATCTCGAGCGCGTCATGCTGGTCGATGTCGAGGCGCTGCGGTGCCGGATCGGCCAGCGCGTCGACCGCGCCGTGTCAGTGGGTGCCTCGGCGGTGATCGTTGACGGCTTTCGATACGCACTGCGCGAGGGCTACGTGACCACGGTGACCGAGGCCTCGTCGCCCGACCTGCGCACTGGTCGCCAGCGGCGGGAACGCGACGAATGAACATGGTATTGCCTGCCAGCCAGTGCCCTGCTCTGATCGCGAACGACGCGGCAGGGCAGAATCACTCATGGTCGAGCCAATACTCATTTCCTACGAAGCGTGGGCTGAGTTCGAAGAAATTATCGAGCGGCACATCGGGGGCGGTGAATACTACCTCGAGAAGGACCTGCGCATATTCTGCGACCGCCACGGCTGGCACGCCATCCTCAGGTCTGACGACAAGCGTGAATTCGAGCGAAGGGCTCGTGTCACTCGCCGGTTTGCCGCCGCTCGAAGGCACTGGGCCGAGCGCTTGGCTCAACTTAACGCCGCCGCGTTTGCGCACTGGGTTTATTGTGCGGGCTCGCCCGAGCATTGTGCGGCGCATCAGGATTTCGACGGGTTGGTGCTGCCGCCAGACCATGCCTTCTGGCACGTCTATTACCCGCCGAACGGGCAGATGTGCGGGTGCCGCGTTCGAGGTGCGCACCTGCCGGGCTCTGCCCGCCGTGTTGGCGGAGACCCAGATAAGAGCCCCCCGGAATGGTGGATTACAACAGACCCGGAAACCGGTCTGCCACCGGGCATCGAGCCGCTATATCTCGGTCAATCCATGCCGACGCTCATGCAGTTCCTCGATACTGTGGTCAACGGGACCGACTACCGCTGGACCCCAGACATTTCCTGATTTGACATTTGAGGCGAACCGCCTCATTTTGGGGTCGTTCGGTGCTGCCTTCACAAGCATCCCGGACAGGCTACCGAAGGCGGTTACGCCCCGAGACGGCGCATCCCACGATGCGATCCTATCTCCGGGTGCCATGCGTGCATGTCCAGGGCTTCGGCCTAAAGGCGCATGGGGATTGTCCTTCGGCAGTCTTGTGAACACCCGGGGGCATCGTCCCCCCGTAACCGAAGGAGCGAACCATGACACTTCCTACCATCGCGGGGGTCCAATCCCGCATCCACACTCTGCCCGACCGTCCCCAGTTCATGATAATCCGGGAGATGGCCGAGGTCTTCGGTATCGAACAGCGCAACCTCGCGCGACAGTTCCAGCGCAGCAGGCACAAGTTCCCGGAGGGGTATTTCTTCGTGCTCAGCCCCGAGGAATACCGGGAGAAGTTGACCAAGAAGTGGCAGACTTCCCAGGGCAGTCGTGCCGATCTGGAACAGTTCGCATTCTCCGAAAAGGGCGCGTTGTTCTTGCTGCGTTTCGTCAACAGCGAGCAGGCGGATGCCGCCTCGATCCTGCTGATCGAAGCCTTCGTCGGCCTGCGCGAGGCCAAGATCACCGCGTTGCAGTCGCTCGCGCTCAAGGACGAGGCGGCCTATCTGGGCCGTTCGCCGATGCGCGCGGCGATCAAGCTGGCGGCGGAAAAGGGCTGGACCTTCGGGCAGCTTTGGGGTGCGCACGACTGGTCGCAGCCCAAGCTGGGGCGCGCGGTCGAGGAGATGCGCGCGCGCGGCTACATCGCGGCGGATGCGCTGTTTGTGCCCGCCTATGTGCTGATGGGCCGGAACTACGAGCGGGTGCTGCTCGACATGCACGCCGAGGACGCGCGGCAGATGCGCCTTGGTCTGGAGGTCTGAGCGCATGTGTAGGGCCTGCGACGAAGACCCGCGTGACGCGCTGCACAACGGGCTGCGCGCGCTCGAAGGGCTGCGCGACCTGCTGGTTGAGGCGACCGGGCATGACAAGCGCCAGTATGAAGGTATCGGGCCTGACGGTCTGGCCGAGCTTGTCTGCATGGTCGAGGAAAGGCTGCGCCGCGCCGGTGAAGGCATGGAATTCTACATGCCGCGCTCCTGAACCCCATGCGGCCCCTTTCCGGGGGGCCGCATGAACGATCTGCCGCCCCCGCCCGCCCATGTCGAGCCCTATGTCCGGGTGTTGGGCATCGAGGGCGCGGTCGAGTTCCTCATGACCTTCGGCGGCGCCGAGCTTTACCTTGCCGCCAATCCCAAGGGGCGCGGGCGGCTGGCGGAGCTGGTTGGGATCGATCGCGCCACGGCGCTCGCACGCGCCGCCGAGCATCTGCCGCGCCGGGTGCCCACCGCCAAGCCCTGGGTGGCGCGGGTGATGCACGCAAAAGGCTTGCCCAAAGCCGAGATTGCCCGCAGATTGCACACGAGCGACGTCTCGGTGCGCCGCTGGATCAATGATGGCCCCGGCCCGGGTGCCGCCGATCCGCGCCAGCTTCCCCTGATCTGACCCTGACACCGCAAACCCTTGCGGGTGTTTTCATGTGCCGCCCGCGGCCATGCTGGCGCTGTCATCGAGGGCCGATTTGCCCTCTTTCCCGGAGGGCCAGATGCAGACCAGCGAGAAGGGCGTCGCCTTCATCGAACGCCATGAAGGCGTGATCCTGAAGGCCTATCGTGATCCGGTCGGGATCTGGACGATCGGCGCGGGCCTGACCGCGGCCTCTGGCGTGATCAAGCCGGTGGCGGGAATGATGCTCTCGCGCGCACGCGCGCGCGAACTACTGAGTCAGGCGCTTGCCGCGAACTACGAGCCCGGCGTGGCGGTAGCAATGCCGGGAGCCACGCAGTCCGAATTCGACGGCGGTGTGTCGTTCCATTTCAACACCGGCGCCATCGGCCGCGCGAGCTGGGTGGGCAAATGGCGCGCGCATGACCTGCCGGGCATGCGTGTCGCGATCAAGCTCTGGAACAAGGCGGCCGGGAAGGTGTTTCCGGGCCTCGAGCGGCGGCGCGAGGAAGAATACCTGCTGATCGCAAAGGGCATCTACACGGCAAACCCGCCACCCGCCGTGCGCGGCATCTTCGCCGGGTTTGCGATCATGGTCGATGCCGTCGAGGTGCAGCGCATCCGCGAGGGGCTGAAGTCGCTCGGCTATGCCGTGAGCGGCGCGCGTGGCACCACCGGCATTCTGCGCGAGGGCGTCGAGGCATTCCAGCGCGACTACGACCTGACGGTCGACGGCATCATCGGCAAGGCCACGCTTTCGGCGCTGCAGCGCGCGCTCGACGCCCGCACGAAGGCCGCGGCGGCAAGCACCACCACCGGCGGCGGTGGCGCGGTCGCCGCCACCGATGCGGTTGCCGACCCGACGGCACTGCCGCCCTGGCTTGGCTGGGCGCTGTTGGCGATCGGCGCGCTCTGGCTCGCCTGGCTCGCCTTTACCTATCGCGATGCGCTGGCCGCGCGCGTGCAACGAAAGATGCCGCGGCTCGCGGCCATCCTGAGGAGTTTCTGACCATGTATTCCGCCCTGACCTCGCTCGCCGTGCAGATCGGTGTGCCGCTGATCGAAAAGGTGCTGGCCCGCAAGATCGGCGCCGGGTCCGCCGACCTGGTCACCGATGTGATCGGCGCGCTTGCTGAACGTGCCGGTGTGGCACCTGCCGAGCTGAACGCTCTGGCCGAGGCAAACCCGCCGCGCGTGATCGA